TTACTCGTCCAGCATCACCACTTTGCCGACATACGGCAGGTGGCGATAACGTTGCGCATAATCGATACCGTAGCCCACCACGAATTCATCAGGGATCGAGAAGCCGACAAATTCCACATCAACCGGCACTTCTCGGCGCGACGGTTTATCGAGCAGGGTGCAAATAGAGAGAGACTTCGGCTCGCGCAGACTGAGAATTTCGCGCACTTTAGAGAGTGTATTGCCGGAATCGATAATGTCTTCAACGATCAGAACGTCTTTACCGCGAATATCTTCATCCAGATCTTTGAGGATTTTAACATCGCGGGTCGAAGACATGCCGCTGCCATAGCTGGAGGCGGTCATAAAATCGACTTCGTGCGGTACCTGCACTTCACGGCAAAGGTCCGCCATGAACATAAATGAGCCGCGCAGCAGGCCCACCAGCACCATTTCACTGCCACTGTCCTGATAACGTTCTGTGATTTGACGACCCAATTCGGCGATACGCGCTTTGATCTCCGCTTCCGGGATCATCACTTCAACAACATGCTTCATAATCTATATATCTCACTGATTTTAATCAGTTAAAATTACACTCAAGCTTTGAATTTCAGTTGAAATTGATACACCGATTGATATACGGATTATCGCACAAAGCCGAAATTATGCGAAAGCATGAGTACGTAAGAAAGGTGGCGATTATAGCAGTAAGAGGATGGGGGAGTTGAATAGTAAAAATGTGATAACTACAGTCGGTTGTCTGCACTCCTGCGCAGACTTGAAGTCTTAAAGCAATTCTGCACCTATTTCAGTGATAGTAGGGACTTTCTCCAGTACCGCAAAAGGGAAAATATCTTTCGTATTCTTACCATCTTCAACCCAAAAACATTCAGCACCATTGAAGTCTTTGCCTCTTGTTGTTTGAGTAAACCTCCCGATAACCATCTCTGGTCCTCCAACTTTTAGTTGGACCTTATCACCAACAGCAAATTGATACATTTCTCTAACCTCCTAAAGCAATGTTAAAAATACTTTCGCGGAACACGAAGACTTCGTGACCGCAAAAATATTAACCCAAAGTTATCTTAGTGGCAGTTTTTTTCCACACATATACTCTATCACTCATTCGCTGGCGTGGCTGCCAAAGCCGTTGCGATTTTGGTGCGAATTAACAGCCTATCCTGCCCGTTAAGTTCATGCCCCTGCTGGCGGGCCATCTCTTCAATTGCTGCCTCGATTTTCTTTTGTTTGAGCATATTCAAATCCCGGTAAAATCCGCAAGTCGCTGTTTATGGGTTTCACTCATATCGAAAGCAAAATCCTCGTGCTCTGCCTGGAATGTACCGAACGCCATTAGCGCCGATACCGCCGGGTCTATCTTGTTGGAGGATTTCTTTTTGTTGGGCTTGATGTTGGCATTGGCGTCAGACTCCATCACCACGTTACCAATCGCCCAGGCCAGAACCGGATCACCACGATGGCGCACTACCTTACGGTTAACGAACACCTCAAAGGATTTCGCTACCGGGCTGAACTTGAGATAGGTTTGCGGGAACGGCTCAACGTCGAGGCCCGCCCCCTGTAGCTGGGTGCGCAGGTGTGTGGCGTTCCAGGTATCAAAGCCCACCAGCCGGATATTGAAGGTTTCAGCATCGCGCAGGATATCGTCGCGGATGCGGTCATAGTCGATACAGTCGCCGGGTGTGGTACGTATCCAGCCCGCTTTCACCCACTGGCGGTAGATGGCGCGGTTTTTGTTGGCGACGTTAAGCAACTGTGCTTCTGGCAGATAATGACGGGTCAGGAGCCTGATCTCCCTGTCGAACGGGAAAGCGTAGCTCACGCTTGTAATATCGCTGGTAGAGGACAGGTCAAATCCGGCGTAACACTCCATTCCTGCCAGATCCGCTTCGGTGTAGTCAAGCGCACAGGCATCCCATGCGCCAGCACCCATCCACGGCGTGGAACCCTGACACCAGATATTGAAACGTTTGGTCAGCATTTCCACCCACTGCGACGGTATGCCCCGCGCTTTCTGAATAGTGGATTCCAGTTTCGCTGCGTCAACGGACACATGAAGGTTAGGGTTAGCCTTGATCCACATTTCCGGCTGCTCAACCTCGCTTTCGTCGTCCAGCTCGTATATCAGGACAAACAGCGAATCGTTGCTCTCTTCTCCGGCCAGAATCTGGCAACAGTAGTCGTAATGCTGCTTACAGGCGGAAACAACATTACTCCCGGCGGTCGTGATGGCGAACAAAATCGCCTCAGGGCGTGCCCCCATGCCCAGCTCAAGCGCGGAATAAACGCCGTTATCCGGGTGAAGGTGGTACTCATCGACAATCGCCAGGCTGGGGTTGGTCCCTTCAATGGTGGCCGCTTTCGCCGCCAGCGGCTTTAACAGGCTGTTGCTCTTTGGAAAAATGACCTTGTGCGCCTGAATATTGACGCGCTTTTTCAGTGGTTTTGACAGCAGGCACATCTGGCGGGCATCGTCGAACACGATACGGGCCTGATCCCGGCTAACCGCCGCCGTGTAGATATCCTGCTGGCCTTTCTCCATGACCAGAAACCAGTTAGCCAGCATGGCGGCTACGGTGGATTTGGCATTCTTGCGCGGCACTTCAATAAAGGCGCTGCTGTACTTGCGGCGGCCTGACTCCCTGACTTTAAAGCCCAGCAGGTTAGCAAAGGCGAACTGCTGCCACGGCTCCAGCTCGATAGGCTGGCCCCGCAGCGGGCCTTTGACGTGTGGACAGAGCCGTGAGAACGCAATAAACCGCTCTACGGTAGCCGTATCGAACTCATAGCGGGTGTCATTCAGGTCTGAAAAGTACCGTTCAACGGCCTGTTTTACGCGCTTACAGGCCGGGATTTCACCCGTTTTTATCGCGTTTGCGTACTCATTCCAGACGGTCAAGTTCGTCTTCCTCTTCCGTTTCTGGCGGATTCCGGCGACGGCTCACCGGATCAAAGCCCAGCAGAGACGACATTTTGATGATAATTTTCTCAGCGTCGGATTTCGCTTTCAGTGCCGGGTTACTGGTGGCGGCACCGCGTGAGCCTTCAACTGAAAACCCGCGCAGGGCAATATCTGCAACGGCTTTTCGGTACATCGAATAGTTGACGCAATACAGCTCCAGGTTGTTCCAGTCGGCAGGGGTTAAATCCCCGCGTTCAGCCATCTGCTTTGCTTTTGTCTTCCACTGCTGCCCTGCGATTTCATCAAGGTAAGCGGGTGGTTTGGGTGGTCTCACCATAACTTCTTGTTTCCTTCTGGCTTACTGCTGTCAAAAAAAACACCGTGCGTAAAAATTTGAGGGGGCGGTCGGTGCCTGGCACCTTGAGGTTTGTCCTGAAAACCGCCCCCACCCCGTCCATGCGGCCTGTCAGCGGTTGCGGAAGCATTCCCGCAACTACCGTTCACGCTCGCTCATACGCTGCGCAGTCTGGCGCTCATTGCGTCTGCTTCGCCCATTCATGAAGCCATCACGGCAGCGCATCAATGATCGGTACAGATTCACCACGTCTTTCTCATTCATTGCTGGCCTCATACATCCAGTCATTGCGATGGGCTGCACGCTCTTCCTGCTCTCGGTACAGCCCTGCCTTACGGTTCGCTTTGGTGATGGGGTCTTGCTGCGTGGTCTTCTGGTTATGATGCATCTGGCATAACGGCTGGTGATTCCACTCAGGCCAGAACAGAACATCATCACCGCCGTTGACAGGGATGATGTGATCGACAATCTTTGCAGGAACGTAGAGGCCCAGCTTCTGGCACTCGACACATAGCGGCTGACGTTTCAGATACTGAGCGCGGTACTTCTCCCATGATGCAGAGTAACCACGGGCGCGACGGTGGCCGCGTCTGGCATCTTCCGCCCGCCAGGCTTCCCGCTTGTGCTCATCGCACTTACCAGACTTCACCCGCTTATTGCATCCCGGCTCAGTGCACCGGCGCATTGGTTGCCACGGCATCAGTACACCCCCACATCACGATAAACAGACCACAGCGCAGAGATGGCCAAAGGGATCTCTTTAGCCTCAACATCACTGATTAGCGTGCGGTATTCGTAAAGAAGGGAGATGTACATCAGGCAGCCAACCTTGATCGCCGGGGTAAACTCCAGCCCACTATCAAACCGTTTGCCGATATGCTTCTGGCAAACTTCCAGTGCCGCATCGATATACGCCTGAATCAGTACATCTTCTTCGTTACCGTCAATGCGACAATGCAGCTTCGCCTCAGCCAGGGTGATTTCACTCATTTCTCTGCCCCCAGTTTGCAAAGGATTTCCAGGCGCGTCATACCCGTGTCAGGGACAGGCGGCCCGATGATGTTGAGCGTGGAGCCAGCAAACGCACCAGCTAAGACTTTCAGACGGGAAGCGGCCGTAATATCGCGACGAAAACGTACCCATACCCGGACAGTGGCCTCAGCCGTTACAGCCCCGGAGGCCACCAGCTCACGTCCGCTGATACCTTTTACTTCTGCCCAGATGGTTGCGCCGTCTTCCCACTTCTCAATAACCTGCCCGGAAGGTGAACGCGACGTGGTGAACTTACGGATGGTTACGCGGTTTTTTAAGCCTCCGGCTCTCATGGTTTGTCCTCCGTTTTTCCGTTTCCGGTATTGACCGCGATTTCCTGTTTCCATGCCTGGCTGTATTCGTCACCTCCTTCACGCGGTGGCATCCCCTCTTTTTCTCGTGCTTCGTTCGGGTTAATAATCCCGTTCTTGATCCCGCGCTCGTAAGTGGCGTAACGGTCGGTAGGGGTGGCACGAAGGAGATCGGCAGAGTCGAATTCAACCTGGTAGCGAATACCCGGCACTGGTGAAGCCACCAGCAGCGCAGATTTGATCTGCTGCTCGAAGTTCGTCAGCCAGGGGCGCATCGTCATGGTGAGAAAGGCGCGGCTCGCTTCACTAAAGTTGCTGTAGGTGCTGTTGCTGTATTCCTGCAGAAAGATGGGCGACACGTTGAACATGCGGGCAATGTCTTCGATGGAGAAACGGCGGGAGGCCAGCCACTCGGCATCCTGATTGCTCATGCCAAGCTGTTCATATTCCATGCCACCTTCAAGGATGGGTGTTTTCCCGGCATTTCTGGCACCTTTGTAGCGTTCCAGCGCATCCAGCGCTTTCTTACCGTTAGTGCTGTCGAGCCATTCTTTAGCCTTCACGATGCCCGCCGCCATCATGCCGTCTTTCATAATGCTGGCACCGTGGCGCTGCTGGGCCAGACCTAACCCCAGCGCTTCACGGCAGATGGTGATCGGCGAACGCCCCAGAAAACCATCATCGGTGGAGTAACGCAGGTGCAGGATCTCTTCCTGCAGGTAGGTTCGTACCGCTCCGGTAAAAGGCTCGGTGATGGTGTACTTGTACTTATGCTCGCCGATACGCTCAGGAACAACTGCCCCAGGCGCATACGGATGCAGGGATTGCGGCTGGCCGTCACGGCCCCACTCGATCACCGCATAGGCGTTACCGTTCAGCAGACAGTGACGCATCATCGTGCGCTTGAACTGGTAAGGTGTCTGGCAGACGTTAGGCTGTTCATTCAGCAGATAATCCACCGGGTGATTACTCAGCCATTCCCGCGCCTCACGACCGTTATCATTGCGTACCCGGTACAGATAGCAGGGCATTGTTGCCACCGCTTCACTGATAACTGACACAGCATTCATCACCGCTGGCAGAGATTCCGCAGTACCCGCAGACACATACTCACCTGATCCGGTATTTGGGATCCCTGCCATCGCCAGAAACTCATCAATGGTCAGGCTGCGCTGATCTGTTTTGCGGCCAAAAGGCCAGATATTCCACATATCACAGCCCCGCCAGGTCAGCCCAGCGGCGACGGTTATCACCAGTGCGCATAAGTTCAGGATGCTGGGAGAAAAGCGAACGGTACGCAATTTCCACACCAGACTCAGGATAGGCAGGCATAGAGGTAACGGTGATTTCACGTAGTTCGGCAGCGGTCACGGTGCGCAGGTAAGGAGACTGGCCGATATCCCACGCCTCTTTCAGCGCCCGGAAGCCAAAGCTCATGCCGGAAATATCTCCACGCTCCACCAGCTCCAGCACATCATTACCAAGCTGGGTATTCGGTGGCGTCAGCTCGAAGCGCAGCCCGGTATCATCTTCGGACAGCACCAGAGTGCCGGATTTGGTGCGCCCCAGTAGTTGGGTATAGTTATGTTCATACAGCGCACGCACATCACTACCGGATGCCAGGCTTTCTTTAAACGCACCCGGCGCGAACTGCTCCCGGAATTCATCCCAGATAATTTCTGACAGGCTGTTCCAGCGCACCGCATAGCCCACCAGCTTTTTATTGCTGGCACTCAAGTCGGAAGTGCGGATTTCAAAATCGATTGTTTTCATTGTCTGGACTCCACAGAGGGCAAAAGGGGCCGCAGCCCCTTACACGTCAAATCAGGAACCAGAGCCGGAAAGCTCAAGCACCTTGATGGCACGGGAGTCCACCACGCCACCGCCCAGATATTTATCGGTATGTACTTTGTAGAAACCCTGCTCGGTAATGTTGTCGGGACGGGTACGCACTCCAGTGGTGTGATCCACGATGAAGTAACCGCGCTTGAAGTCACCCACAGCCAGGAACGCTTCACCCGCAGCTGCATCAGGCATGGTTTCCAGATACTGAACCGGGCGGCCCAGCAAAGTATCAGGGGAATCAGCAACCAGACGATCGCGCCAGATATAATCACCGTTGCCGTTTTTCAGCTTTTGCAGCGTAGCGGCGGTGTTGGAGTTCATCACCCATACGGCATTTTTGCGGTATTTGGCTCGCAGTTTGTAGAGCAGATCGATCAGACCATCTGAGGTAACAGCGGCAGTGACCATTTTCTCCAGCGTTCCAAACGGACGGGCTCTGTCACCAGTGGCAGCGCGGGGATAGGCCAAAAAGCCTTTGGATTTTTTATCCCCGTCACCGTTAACAAGGTCGTTTTCTTCCGTCTCAGTAAAGGTGTCGGAGATTTCGGAGGACAACCAGCCGAGAATATCCACTTCGGAGAAGTCGAGAATCTCCTGGGTTGTTTTCGGGTAGGCATAGATCGGGTTGAGTTTGATATCAACGCGTTCCATTTTCGGGGTGCTGGTTTCGGTGCGGGCTTCGCCCTCAGTACCACGCTTAACGGTAGCGCCGCCAACAGAGACCAGTTTCTGGTATTCATTGGTTTTAGTGGTTTTAACCGTACAGATGGAGCGCATAACGCTGTCATCCTGCAACTGGCGCATGATCTCTTTGTCCAGCTCAGGGATAACGGTATAGCCGCCATCACCCTGCACCAGCGTGGTGAGCGAGCGGGTGTCGCCGGTCATGATGTAGTGGCGCAGCTCATCATTGGTCACGCCTTTACCTTCAACAGAAGTGCCAGGCAGATTGCGCTGATCGTCGGCGACGGCTTCAAGGCGGGTAATTTCAACTTCAAGCGCATCAGCCTGGGCGCGGAGCTCGTCGAACTGTTTACCTTCTTCTTCATTCAGGCTGCGCTTTTCGCTGTCGGCTTTTTCCAGCATGGAACGCATCTGAGTTTTGAGTACGGCTTTCTGCTGGCGTAATTCGAGTAATTTCTTCATGGAGTGGTTTCCGTAACAATTAACGTTGAGACGTGAAACCAGCGCGGGAGGGATGGCCGTTAAATCTTTTTCTGCATCCCACAGGCTGTACTCGCTACAGCTTTATTTAACGGCCAATGGCGGCTCACGTCTGAGTGCCACTCCTTAAGATATACATGGAATACTTAAAGAAAAGCCCGAAATCAATCGGGCTTAAAATGGAAAAACATGAAAACGAAAAATTTACAATGCTACTTAATGGAATGGTGATGTATGTGAAAATCACTAACATCGACAAGCCTTGTTTTTTTGGGAGTTACTATTAACACCCCAATCAGACGAACATTTTCATATTTATTCTCATGCGCTTTAATTGCTTCATTATAGTGTTCTTCGTCAAGCTCAACCGTCACCTTACGATTATTCTCAGAAAACTCAACTATAGTCACAACACCACCCAATGAATTCACATCACGATTCAAACGGATAACAGAGCCAACGAGACTATAACTTTTCACTGTGTAATCGTTTGAATAAAACCTTTCAGCCTCTTCTATATACTTTATTTTTTCAGGAGTTATTGATATTTTTTTATTTTCGCCAAATTCATTTTCAGCAATCAATGACTTGAAAACTTTAATCTCTACAACCCTTGATCTATTGAGCCCGCTCAATCCAATAATGGCAGAGCAAAGTGTTGCGTTAACACCATCTTTGATAATAGCCTCAAATATTTTCAAATCACCGCGTTCTTTATATTTCCCTACAGCATCGTTAAGTTTTTCAATGCTATACATCAACCGTTCTGTAACAGTTCGTGAAAATGGAACCTTGCAGTAATCCTCTTGAGAGCCTTCGTCCCAGTATATTGGCGCTACCAAATTAAGAACATAACTCCCAACCTCTGTTTGTCCTAGTTTTAAACTATTAAAAAAGCGCTCAACCACCTCTGGATTTTTACCCGAATATCGCCCTCTCTGAGGGTTAACAACAGATCTTGCAGCCGAAAGCATTAGTTCTTTAGTTTTGGAAAACAAAAGAATTCCATCAGCGAAAGGAATCTCCCCATTAGCAACATCATCATGTATCACCCTCAAGCTAATAATGTCATTACTAATATTATCTAACTCTCTGATAATCTCTGCTTTTGATTTATTCTCACTTTCACTTAGGGCATTAATGATGTCATTAACTCTATTGGAGAAATCCTTCAAGCTGGCGTTGACTGGTTGCAATATTTCATAATCATTATTCTTCCCGTAACGCCAAACATTAGCGACCTGAGGTAATTCAGTGAATAACACCCAGCCTTTCAAAATGAGATATTTCGAAAAATTTTCTGTCGTTATAAACTGTTCATTGTATAATTTCATATTATACGCTCACCCCATTGCTAGCCGCCCTCATCATGTCCTTTAGGAAAGATGAAGTCAACACCTGATTAGCAGGTATATTAAGAGTTATACTATTCTTGTTTGCGCTTGGAGGTAAATTCCTGAGTGAAAACCAATAACATCTATTCCTTAATGTAATACCATTAACGCCGTGATATAACCAGTCAGATATATTAACAGGCAAATGAAGAAGAACTAAATATCTTGGAGATAATACATTATCACCAATAAGATCGGAATAATTCTTTGCTTTTAGTGGATATGGTAATGCTGCCAACTTACTGATTTAGTGTATGATGGTGATTTTAAGGTGCTTGCGTGGCTTCCATTTCCATCAGATGTCCTTCCTGCTCCGCTACTGAAGGCGTGGTGCGTAACGGCAAAAGCTCTGCCGGACATCAGCGCTATCTCTGCTCTCATTGCCGTAAAACATGGCAACTACAGTTCACTTACACCGCCTCTCAGCCCGGTACGCACCAGAAAATCATTGATATGGCCATGAATGGCGTCGGATGTCGCGCCAGTGCACGCATTATGGGCGTTGGCCTCAACACGGTTTTACGTCACTTAAAAAACTCAGGCCGCAGTCGGTAACCTCGCGCATACAACCGGGCAGTGATGTGATTGTCTGCGCTGAAATGGACGAACAGTGGGGCTACGTCGGTGCTAAATCACGTCAGCGCTGGCTGTTTTACGCGTATGACAGGATACGGAGGACGGTTGTGGCGCACGTCTTCGGTGAACGCACTCTGGCCACACTGGAGCATCTTCTGAGCCTGCTGTCGGCCTTTGAGGTCGTGGTATGGATGACGGATGGCTGGCCGCTGTATGAACCCCGCCTGAAGGGAAAGCTGCACGTTATCAGCAAGCGTTACACTCAGCGCATTGAGCGACATAATCTGAATCTGAGACAACATCTTGCAAGGCTGGGACGGAAGTCACTGTCGTTCTCAAAATCGGTGGAGCTGCATGACAAGGTCATCGGGCATTATCTGAACATAAAACACTATCAGTAAGTTGGAGTCATTACCAGTGGATATGTAATTATATTGTTTTTTAATTTGAAATTTTTGGTAGATTTTAATTGAATGTCTATTTTCGGGTTGCGAAAAAGCGAGTTATTAAATCCCGTACCTTCAATGGTTATATCAATACTATCATCATCCACTTCACAACTAGATACTTTAAAACCTGCATGTGCAGCAAGGGAACGTATATAAGCAATATTGAATTGCTCCATCTGCTTCTTTTTATCCATCAGCAAAACCTACCTACTGTGCGCCCACCGCGATTCTTGTATTGGTAAAGTCGAGCATATGTTTCTATAGGAAAACACAATATAACAAATCAAAAGATGGGTACAGAAGGCAGGTCACGAAATATCATATTTATAACAATGATTACTTTTCTGACATCCAACCAGGCGGCTCAGATAACAACACTCTGTATCCTTCCAGATGCTCCAGCAATGCATCAAGCTGTTCAGTATTGGTGACAATTCGCTCCCCAGAAAGGGTGTGCATTACAAAGCCGTGTGGGTCATCCCAAAAGAACGCTTCCTCTTCGAGAGCTTTACGGTAATCAGCAGTGTGCATTGTATCAAGACTGGTCAAACCAAACTTTTCCAGGTGTTCCCTGCGTTCATCATGAGTGATTGGCATGTTGCCCCTCCTGTAAAATTTTAAAATGTACGTTTAAGTGTTCACCTGTTCACCTTCCGAGTATTCATCAGTAAATTCATTAGGTTATATGATGAACACTATTCTTTCAGGTGTTCACAAGTGTTCACCCTACCCTTCACCTTTGGACAATTTGAAAGAGGTGAACAGGGTGAACACTTGGTGAATACTTTAATAGTAAGTGTTCACCATTTAACTAACTGTTATAGATACGCTTTTTAACAGGGTGAATACTGGTGAACACTTATCCTATTACTTTTGATTTTCTCCGGTATCCGTTGTGCACATCGGCATCCAGTCCTCTGAATCATCGTGCAGGGTCACGTTGGACCTAATCCCTTGCTTAGTCTTCCGCTTCTGATATTCCTTGCCATATTCAGCCATAGCGCCAGGCATATCAGTACCGAACCGCATCAGCGATACCGGCTTGTTAAGGCCATTGGCACGCATGTATGCCAGATACGCGTGATACAGGTAGCGCCGTGGGCTGAATGGAACTATTTCGGCGTTTCCGATAAACATGCCATCACAGACAACTGACGCCATCAGATAGCCGCAGAAGTCCACCAGCGAATCCCCCTCACGCTTAATTGCCAGCGCCTCCTCTGACTTCTGCTGCTCATGCAGCATCTGTTTTGCCACGCTCTGATCGGCGAACCGGGTAAGAAGGTGGCGAATAACTACCGCCAGTTCCCCCTCTATTTTCTCTGCCAGCAAAGGATCCCGCTCGTTTTCGGGCACAACTTCCGAGAAATTGAAAATAACCCGGCGTCGAGAAATACCACCGCTACGGTCGCTGAACGTCATGGCATTGTTGTTTACGGCCAGTACCACTGCGGGGATACGTGTCGAATAAGGAGCTTTGTGTTTCGGGTCGATAGACACCTTATCACCGCCAGTAATCGCCTTAATCCCTGCGCCATCTCCGGCATAACGGGTCATATCTGGCATGATGATAAGCGAGTACCCCACCACCAGCGCCCTGTCTCGTGGGTCTTCCAGTGCCCTCATGCTGGCCGATACCGTATTGGCCTTACCCGCCAACATAGTGCATATCTCAGCCATCACACTTTTACCGCTTCCCCCCGGCCCCGTAACCTCAAGGAACAACTGCCAGTCATACCGGTTCGCCAGTACAAGGAACAATGCGGCCAGTACGCGATCAGCCTTACGGTCATTGTCAGCAACAGATCGGCGTAACCACCTCCAGAAGTTCGGCGCATGGCTGGCCAGCGTTTCACCTTCGGCTGGTGGGCTGAACGGCAGTTCACTCGCAATGAGCAACCAGTCATCTTTCTTGTGCTTTCTGAATAGCCCAGCGCGGGTATCAAATACCCCATTGCTGAACCCAATCAGGTTTCTGGCCGTTACTCCCATTACAGGGAGGCTTAACTTCATAGTTTCAACTGCTGATTTAATAGCGTTCTGCGAGTAGGCCACGTCAGCCTCAATAAAAATTTGAGCCATATCCCGCTGTAACTCCTTATCCGGCAACGGAACCCATACCACTCCGTTGTAGTAGTGAACAGTATCGGAATCAGCATGAATAGCCAGGTTGCCATCATAGTGAGCCAGCAACACCTCACCCCGCTGGCTGGCCCCCATCTGGTTGAGTGCCGGAGCTACCCATTCCCTCATGGGATCCTTCTTGCTGACAGGCAGATTAACTACGACGTTATCACCACGCTTAGATTCTTCACGTAACCCAGGCAAACGCGGCGACCAGTCCTCCACGGGCTTTGGCTCATACATGCCATTGAAGAGACGGGCCTCCTTTACACCAGCGAGAGCCAGCTTGCGGGCAATAAGGGTAAGGTAAGCTTCTCCAATTTCCCCGGCGCGAATTACTCGCACACACTGGCGTCCACCATCAACGATTTTTAGGCTCTCAAGCTCCACCAGTTGCTTTTTACCAAGGTAAACAGGCGGTATATCATCACCTGCTTTTTTACCCTCACTCTCGATCCAGTGTTGTGCATGGGCAAATGCATCTGCACCAGCAAAAATAATCGCCTCTGTGAATTTATCCTTTGGCAGGCACTTAACATTTGGCGCGTTTTTGCTTCTCATTTCGGGATCCCTCCGCTCATATGGAACTTGCCAAGCAAGGGATGAAACCAGTACGCCGAACCGTATTTACGCTTGGCACTGCGCAGAACAAGTCGGGCCGCTTCCCTGAATTTCTCATCAGGCGCGACAAAGCCACCTGATTTAAGTTTGACCAGCATAACGCCCGTGTTTTTCGCCAGTTCCTCGGCCTTTTTGGTAGAAATGCCATACTCAGCCGCCAGTGTTGCGACAGGAGTCATACCGGGTGGAATTTCACCTCCCTGGCTATCGGTCAGCACTCTGACCTTCTCTTCAAGAACAGTGACTTTATCCACCAGCAGATCGAAGCGTTTTTCCAGTTCGTTGAATTTGACGTTGCTGATCATGGGCGCACCTCGCTATTGCTATCAAAACGCTCACGTTCGGCTTTAAGAAACTCATCGACGTTGTAGGCCAGACTCTCAAACAGCTGTCCAAGCGCGGATATTTAATGAGATGGTCACTCCCTCCTTCCCAGTACTATGCTGAGGACAGGCTTTCATTCGGAGAACCATCATGGAAAACATTGCGCTTATTGGTATCGATCTGGGTAAGAACTCTTTCCATATTCATTGTCAGGATCATCGTGGGAAGGCCGTTTACCGTAAAAAATTCACCCGACCAAAGCTAATCGAATTTCTGGCGACATGCCCAGCAACAACCATCGCGATGGAAGCCTGTGGCGGTTCTCACTTTATGGCACGCAAGCTGGCAGAGTTAGGGCATTTTCCAAAGCTGATATCACCGCAATTTGTCCGCCCATTCGTTAAAAGCAACAAAAATGACTTCGTTGATGCTGAAGCTATCTGTGAAGCAGCATCACGTCCATCTATGCGTTTCGTGCAGCCCAGAACCGAATCTCAGCAGGCAATGCGAGCTCTGCATCGTGTCCGTGAATCCCTGGTTCAGGATAAGGTGAAAACAACTAATCAGATGCATGCTTTTCTGCTGGAATTTGGTATCAGCGTTCCGCGAGGTGCTGCCGTTATTAGTCGACTGAGTACCCTTCTTGAGGACAGTAGTTTGCCTCTTTATCTCAGCCAGTTACTGCTGAAATTACAACAGCATTATCACTATCTTGTTGAGCAGATTAAAGATCTGGAATCTCAGTTGAAACGAAAGTTGGACGAAGATGAGGTTGGACAGCGCTTGCTGAGTATTCCCTGCGTTGGAACGCTGACTGCCAGTACTATTTCAACTGAGATTGGCGACGGGAAGCAGTACGCCAGCAGCCGTGACTTTGCGGCGGCAACAGGGCTGGTACCCCGACAGTACAGCACGGGAGGTCGGACGACATTGTTAGGGATTAGCAAGCGGGGCAACAAAAAGATCCGAACTTTGTTGGTTCAGTGTGCCAGGGTATTCATACAAAAACTGGAACACCAGTCTGGCAAGTTGGCCGACTGGGTCAGGGAGTTGTTGTGTCGGAAAAGCAACTTTGTCGTCACCTGTGCTCTGGCAAACAAGCTGGCCAGAATAGCCTGGGCACTGACGGCGCGACAGCAAACTTACGAAGCATAAAGGCAGAAATACACCAGTTTAAACAATCATTCATCTGGTTTTGCGAATACTGATATTGATGATACAAACGGCCCACCGGCCTGTTGAGGAACCTGTAAAACGGAAAGGCTCGCTGAAGCCGTATATTTTCTGGAGGTTCATCAGGCGCGGAACTCATCGAGGCGCGGGAATAAAATCCCATTCAGACGCCGGATAGATTCAAGCAAGCCAACTTATCGTCAAAATCGGTGTTGCAAAAACGGGAGTGACCATAGATTCGTTTTCTATCTGATTCGGATAACACACCAGCAGCGTAGAAATGAATTTCGCCTGTGCTGCGCTTAATGCTGCGATACGTAAAGCCTCTTCATGATGTTCAATGGTTTTGTTGTCCCCGATGTACCGGATTGCGTACTTAGCCATGACGCACCTCCTGAAGGACAGCACTGTCGAACTCCCACCCGCGGCGTGTGGTGTAATCGAAGAAGGCAACACGGCAAGGGGCATGAGCGCGGATTTTGGCGGCAAAGACCAAGTTCCAGCCGGGAAATGCATCACGGGCAGCCTCTTCGGTGTCAGCATCAAAACGCAGGACGACAGGAGAGCACTCCGGGTAATGCTTGGGAGTGGCAAGGAATAGCCATGTAAATTCAGGGCGAGTTTGGATAGACTGGATATCAGCCATAACTGTTACCTCACTTAACGGTTTGTGGTAAGAGGCCCGGTTAGTGTTCGCGCACTGCCGGGCTTCGCTATTTCCGCATCGGCAAAACAAGGTGCGGCCACACCAATCTAGTTTATAGTGCGGCCACACGTCAAGGCTGTTTTTGTACTCTTTTTTGATGTATGGTGTTCCCACACCAATTTGAGGAAGAGTTATGGCTACAAAGTCAGTTAATGCAAAATCAGCGACGAAAAAAATACGCTTTCCACATGACATTATCGAAGAGATCGACGCCAGCGTAGAGCGAGAGAAAGCCGAAAACTCAGGCGCTAATTTCTCTGCATGGGTGCTGGATGCCTGCGGTCGCAAGCTGAAAGCAGAGCAGCGTAAAAAGGCCAAGGCAGAGCCTAATGGTTGACCTACACTTTTTATGTAGGTCCGATCCCCAACACCAGGCGTTTGACCAAAGCTATTTGTCGAGCTTAGGCACCGAGCGTTACGGGGATTCCCGTATCGATACCCAATATCCGGGTAACGGTAGACATAACCCAACCGTCGACATTTCCCCAGAACTGGGGAGATAGGGGTGTGCGCCAACGGCGCGCTTAAAATATCAGCAGTGAGTTGCAAATTAGCAACACGGATATTTGAGCGCTCCAGTTTGGGGGAGCGCAAGCGTGCAACTCTTAAAGAGTTGTGCAAAACCAGCACAACGATATTGGGTAGGCATCCAACTAGCTTTGAGATAGTCGGATTTGCGCAGCGCTTAAAGATACGCGCACCTGACATCACAGGAACGCTCATCCTTTGACCACCAGCGCAAGGCCTGGTATGCTGATCCTGTTTAGATTTGATGTGATGACTTGGGCGGCCCTGCATGGCCGCCTTTGTTTTATGCGCGATCATGCAGCACCTCCCACACGCTTAACCAACCAGCGTTGCGCCAGTTCGGTGAGTTTGGTCTTGCGGATTGCCGTCCGGGTATCCAGATCCAGCAGAGCACAATCGCGACTTTCCAGATAAGCCAGCAGCGCCAGCTGATCGGCGTTCATATGGTCACGCACCTGCTTTACTGGAATTTCTTTCTGTTTCGCCCACACTCGTGGGTGCATACCCAACACAAGGCTATTCAGGAACGAGCATTCATTGCTGTAGGCAAAGCCGTGCTGCCTGTCGCCGGTGCGTTCGATATAGCCCTTCATCGCGTCGGCCATGCTTTTGTGATCTTCACAAGCAGCAACACGATTTTTACGCCAGGCCAGCAATGCCGCCTCGTGTTCCTCTGGCGCGACACGGCGCAGACGTTCTTCACAGTCGATAAAATACTGACGAGCTGCCTTGCCCTGATCGTTACGTTCGACCATCGAAAGCTCTTTACCCATATTCAGGCTGAGAATGTAATCGTGCTCAATACGCTGGCGAGATTTTGAGCTCGCCCGTTTTGGCGAGGTCAAATATTCGACAATCACATAATCCACCCCCTCGGCGAACCCATACTGCTTAATGCGCCCTTTGATCCAGTTGGTAAAGTCCCGCCCTACAGCCAGAAACGTATGCAGTTTACGAGCGCTTACAGACTGAATTTCTTTCCCGCCGATATTGCTCATGATTACAGGAATACGGGCTGCAAAGTTGTTATCAGCATTATCTTCCTGGCTGGGTTTGGATTGAGTCTGGTCGCTGCCAGTTAAGGCAGTAATTTTTTTCTGGTTCATTTCCAATGCTCCAATAAGTTATTTATTCAGAGCCGCCGCGACAGCGTTAGGTATGCTGCAATAATTCGAGCGCAAGTCCTCGCAAATTATTTTATTTTCGTTGATCCGACGAAGTTGCGAGTATTTGCATTGGGTTTCTGTTAAGCCGTTTTGCGGCTGTACGGGTTATTGACGTTTTCCACGGCCGGAGGATTGCGAACCCACCAGAGCACATCTGAAAGAAGCCAGGCGCAGCTGTTGCGACCAAAATGACAGCGCGGAGGAAAGCGGCCTTGCTGCTCCATCTTCCAGCGACTGGAACGGGAAAGACTGGTGATCTCGCTACATTCTTCTTCACGAATACGGCGATCGAACTTGAATCCGTACTCTTCCAGAAGGGTGCGGCGTTGCTCAGGATTTGGCGGGGTAAAGATGATATTTGGCATGTTGCCTCCACTGTTTCTGCGTTTTGTGGAGGCCATTGTTACGCCTAGAAAAATGCGCTGCTGGAATTTTCCGGAAAATTACTGGATTTTCCAGTTATGATTTTCCTTCAATGAAGGGAATATCAACCATGCTTAACCAAGCTTGCACAGTCCTGCCATTGGGAGCCTTTATTCCTTTTGCTTTAAAAAGCTCACTTATCTCACTATCTGGATTATCAAAGTATTTCCTTGGATTTTCAGCAACATCAGAATCGTACATTGTGTATAAAAGTGACTTGATAAATTGCGCACGGCTATTTATTGTTTTGGTCGATAATTTATCTTCATGTCTTACCAATAATTCACCATTGGGCTTAACATTGATATTATCGATATGTTCATCCGATCTATCAGGCAATCTCTTTCCTGCATAATTTATAATTTTTTCGATGTCAGCACCTAATATATACATATCTTCCGGTTGTATTTTTAATAATTGATCAACGCCCCACTCCGAACCGGGAAAATCTAGAATTGCAAGAAATGGTCTGTCAGTACCAGTTAAGACCACCATACCTTCACAGGGAATTTGTGTAAATGGTTGACCAAAATCAGAACAACGCAACATACCCCACAGGCCACTGATAAAAGCAGGAATTCTAAACTCATACTCATAATCCTCTGCATGTTCCATTGGTTCATCAACAGTCACAAACTCAGAGTATTTTCCGCGAGAAGACCACTCTGCTTCAATATCATAAACGGTTTCTTCATCTTTTTTGAAAACATGAACCATTGCCTTTGTTGATGAAGGTACTTTAATACAAATAGTTACCGTACCAATCTCACCAAAATGTAGTAAGTCGCCAATCTCACAGCCAATTAACTTTGATGCTCGCTCTAAAGTACAATATTCTGGTATTGGAATATTCATGACGCCACCCTTAACGCCCCTAAATAACTTGCGAGCCAGACGGGTAGGGTTTCCCGCTTTTCGGTTGGCCGACCTAGACCCGCAATATCAGTTTAATCTCTATTCACTACAGGTAAAATAACCACATTTTGATGATTACCTGCAAGAAGTTCTAATCGGTCATACCACTTATTCAAAGCGTCCAACTTCTCAGGCAAGTACAGACTACGGTTATAAATCGCCATAACGCCTGGCAAGGCATGGCCCAGCAGCAGCTCGACTATATGCGGTGCTATACCCATATTGTTCAGCCCTGTGGAGAACGTGCGGCGTAAATCATGCAATGTCCACGGCTCGTTATGATGGAAGTCTTTATAAAGCCTGCGCCCTTTCAGTGATACCGCCTGCCGGGTACGGTCTTCACCCAGCAATAACCCCGTTTTGGCCGTTTCGCGTTTTAACTCTTCCAGCCACGGGCGAATCGCTTCGGGGATTGACCTCACGATTTTCTCACGGGTTTTGCTGTGCTCTTTGGGTACTGTCCAGATCCACGAAGTAAAATCCCATTCAGTCCAGCGTGAAAGGCGTACTTCCATCGTTCGGGCACCAAACAGCACCAGCAATTTGAGCAGCCGCAAATAATATGGTTTCTGGTCCTCCGTGAAGGTACATCGCCACACGTCCGCCAGTTCACTATCAGAGAGAACGCGATCACGTTGCCCTGCTGGCTGCCCCACATCCTGAATAGTGAGAATAGCCAGGGCATCACTGGACGCATAACGGCGAACCTTGCAGAACCGCAGCGCCTGTTTGCAGATCTGGAACATGCGTCCGGCGGTCAT